AATCTATCGGAATCCCAGCCGCAGTAAGTTGTTGCTGTAGGTCAGATGGCTTATTCGCAGCCGACAATGCCTTAAACAGTTCAGGGCCAAACGTGCCAGCACCCAGCAACGCAACAGGCGGCATCCACGAAGGAATCTGGCTTTGCGGCGCAGCTTGAGGTTGACCGGGAGCGAGCACCGTCCCAGAACCAACAGCAGAACCTGGCGCTGTGTCAGTAGTGCTTGGCGCTGTTCCTTGCGGTTTTCCGTAGTCGCCTAACGCACGAATCACAGCATCCATATTAAACTGGCTTCCAATTCTTTGAGTAGCCATCGGCCCTACGATTTGCTGCGCCAAAGGATTCTTCATAGAAAGAGCTAAAGCGCGATAAGGATCTGCTTTTTGAGCGGGAATTTGTGCAGGCGCTTGAGTTCCTTGATCTGCCATTTGTTCCCGTTCTTGCGGGTCAAGAACAGCAGCACGAGCAGGAGTATCTTGCATCGCCTCAAGACTGCGGCGAATAGCGTCTTGCCCTTCAGACTGATACCTTTCTCCCAGCGCCTTCTGCTCCTCTAGCCCTTTTTCCTGCATCTGCATGGCAGTAAAACCTTGCAGCATTTTTGCGAGGCCAGCCGTCACAGGACTCCGCGCTTCAATGCCCTTGTAGCTATATCGCTCAGTCGGCTGAAGCGATTGCGCTTGAAGCAGTTCAGCCATCTTCTGCTGCTGGGCGATCTTGTCCAGATCCGCTTGGTACGGACTCGGCAAGTTAAAAGCAACTGTAGGATTAGCCATTTTCAACTCTCGTAATTGACATACTGCGAAGCGGGGTCGTACATCGTAGACCGATCTTCGACAGGGGCTTGTTCTAACGGGGAGCGTTTCATGTACTTCATCATTTCACTCAAGTTGCCCATCATTCCAGCAGATGAAGGTGAACCCATCGGCCCTTTGTATCGCTGATACGGGCTGGCTGAGTTCTGCAACAGCGCAGCCAGAGCCATGCGCTTTTCGTCTGGGTTGAAATTATAGGTTTCGTTCATTTGAAAGCCCCAAATCTATTTGCCATCAGCCCAGCGCCAGCAAGGTTGTACAGCCCAGCATTTTGAGCGTTTACGTTAGAGGACTGAATCCCGTACTGATCCATTGCCGCTTGCCCAGCAGCTTGTGCTCCAGCAAAGACCGGAGCCGCAGCAATGTTGCTGCCTTGGTAACCCTGAAACTGCGGCATCTGGATCTGCGATCCACCCATGAGTCCGGTGATCTCGTTCAGCGGCTGATTACGCAACGCAAGCTGTTGTTGCAGACTTTGCTGCTGGGCGGTATTGCCGAACTGACCACCTTGCAACAGTTGGTTAAATTGCTGGTTCTGCGCGGCAAGTGCGGCTTGTTGCTGCTGCAATGCAGCCTGCTGATTCTGAGTGATTGCTTGGTTGCCCAATTGCTGTTGCGTAACATTTTGCCCGAAACCTTGCTGCTGGGCGGCAAGCTGGGCTTGTTGCTGAGATAATGCGGCTTGCTGGTTCTGACCGACTGCTTGATTCTGCAAGCCTTGCACACCCATATTTTGGTTGTAAAGTTGTTGGGCAGCAGCGTTTTGAGCTTGTTGAGCAGACAAACCTTGATTGAAATTCTGCCCAATGGCGGCATTTTTTGCAGCGTTTGCGGCTTGTCCTTGCCCGAAATTCTGGGCAATGCCAGCGTTTTGCAATTGCTGGGCAGTCACACCTTGCCCAAAGTTTTGCCCAACCGCTTGGTTGCCAAATTGCCCCGCTGCCAACGCCTGGTTGAACCCTTGAGCGTTCGCGGCAGTATCCAGACCGATCCCTTGCAATGCAGCTTGACTCAGCAAATCGTTTTTTTGCTGATTTTGCGAAAGCATGGCGTTTTCATACGCTTCTCCACCAGCAACTAAACCTTGGTTTGCAAGCCTCTGCCGCATTGCTGCATCAGACTTTTCAAGCTGCGGAGCCAAACGGTTCATAATTGCTTGCTGGCCCGTCATTCCTGCGCTGACCGGCATGGCGGCAACGTTGCTTGTGTTTAGACCGCCGCTTGCGAATCCGTATTGCCCAGACTGCGGCCCGCCACCTGCGTATCCGTATTGCCCCGCTCTCGGGCCGCCGCTCGACATTCCATACTGCCCCGCTTGCGGCCCTGCATTTACTCCTTGCGCGTTAACGTTCGCGCCAGCCATACCGTATTGCGAAAGCTCGGGCGCTTGCGAAATCTGCCCCGCGTTGACGTTTCCGCTTGCTTGACCGTATCTGCTTAGATCCGGCGCTTGAGAAATCTGCCCAGCGTTGCCAAGGTTTGTCTGAAGCCCTGCGAGGTTTGGATTAAACCCAGTTCCAAGCACTCTGCTGGCAGTCCCTAGCCCTTGTTCACCTAACCCTGCCAAAGCGCGCTGAACGCGCTGTTGAGCGTCTAGCGTGGCTTGTGCTTGCGGTGTCAGGGTTTGCGTAATTGTTGGCTGGTCGCCGCCCGTGGTGGTTGTGTATTGCTCCCTCGTGGGCGCGTTCGTCCCTGCCGCCCATTGGTTCATTGCATTCTGATAGCCAGCGGTATCGAACCCTTCCTCTGTGTAGAATTGGTTCTGCATCGGAACCGCCCCGCGGGGGCTGGCTTGATACGCCGACATTGCTTTGTCGTAATTCGCCTGGTCAAAACTCGGCGTTCCAAACGTTACCGTCTGGCTTCCAAGCGGGCCGGAAATGTTGGGATTGTTCATCCGCCCCTGAAGGCGGGCAGTCTCAACGTTCGCCGCACCTTGGGCCGTTGCCGCGCCTGCGTAGTCAGGCGCAGCGGGCGGTGCTGGACTATCTTTTCCCATTGCAATCTCCTAAAGTGACGGAGAAAGATTTAATTCGTTTTGCATATCGATCTCCTGTGTACCGGCACGAATCCCGCGCCAGCGTCAAAAATACAATGTCACCGTCCGGGCGACCGTCTTTGATTCTGCCCTCTTCGACAAAACCCATCTTTTTCACTAGCCGCAAGCTCTCGTCGTTCTCGCTTCCAACAGGCACGATAATCTTGTCCACTTGGCAAATATTGAACGGGTAATCGAATATCGCCGCCAGGTACGTTGGCGTAAGCCTTCCTTCAACAGCTATATGACACCAAATGCTTTTGTGGTTCCAGTTCTCGTAAATCACACCAGCAACAAGCTCCTCGTCACGCTCAAGCCCGATTGCGGTAGATCGGCCCTCAAAATACCCGCCACGCACTCGCTTTGCGACCCAATGGCCCACGCCCGCTCGAGTGGTTATATTCCAGCCCATCCGCTCTGGTACACAATGTCTGTTGAGGCCCACTCAATATGCAGACCTTGGGAACTGCTTTTTAACTGAATCCCGCCGCAATAACCCAATCCTGTAATCCCTTGCCAGTTGTTCGTGATTTGCAGCCCAGTACCCCAAATGGACGAATTCCAAAGGGATGTGTCCCAAATCGCCACAGGACTGGGAGAAAACGACAACGTTGCGGTTGTGTCTGCAAGGTCGAAATCGACGTTCATTCCAACCGCTACAGAGGGAAGACCGTCTGTAAACAGACTAGGCCGCGCTCTTGTAAAGTATTTCTTTACACCGCGAGACTCAAAATAATTAAACGCTTGCAGCGCAACGGTCGTGATGTTGTTCGTATTGTCGATATATTCTTCATCCCAAGCCTTGCCAACAAAGCCATTGCCGCCAAAGTAAGGATCGTCGTTAAACGTTTCCCAGACGTTTGCGTTCCAGCCGGTAAAGTTGCACCAGTTTTTTGTGATGTTGTTCATCACATATTGTTCTTGGCTTGCGCCTTCTTGGACGGGGACGTTGATCCAAAGCGCGTTATTCTTGGCTGAATAAAGGATTTCCCACCCGAAATTACTTTTGTAAGTTGTCACCGCAGTTGTAATCGCACCTTGGATTTTGTTTGATAGCGCGACTCGAGGATCTAGGCGAGAGGACTGCAATGATCCCGCCAAAGGGACTAGGCCGTCCAAGGTGATAATTAGCAGATCGCCGCCGTATTTCACCATGCAGCGATTCCCCACGGGAGAACCGAGCTTCCAGACACCGATCAGCGCCCAAGTGTTCGCGCTGGAGGGGTCTGTGCCGCTGTAGACGATAGCTTCGCCGTTGCTGGTGATAAACACTAGGTTATCGTCCACGCCATAACCAGCGTCGAGCGTCCATGTGTCAAGGTCTACAAGCGTCCCGCCGTACTTTGCAATAGCGCTCAGATCCAGAACCTGCGCCGCCCCACCAACCGCGTTTACGGGCAAATACCAAGCCTTCAGAGTGTTTTTTTGAATGAACCAGACGCGGCTCTTGTGCAGCGCTATATTAGAGAGGGTCGTTGTCGTAACGCCCGTAATCGCAATTGTCGATATTGCGGTGACGCTTGCCCATGTTGCATTGTCGTAAAGCAGCGGGGCATCAACCCCGTTTACGGCGTACAGATAGCTTCCCCCGGCGGTGGTGACGTTGATATGTTCCCAGCGGGAGTTAGTCAGTCCTGTCTTTACCGCAGCGCCTACGACCCCTGTAGCCGTAACGTCATAAATTTTTCCTGCGGCCCAAGCAAACAATTTATTGGTTGTTCCTGTCGAATAATTAACAAGCGATTCGACTTGTCCAGAAATCCCCGTTACCCATTGAATGTACCCGCCGCGCAAGACAACGTTGCTCACGCTGGGAAAGAAATTCGTCAGTTGGACCGCGTCCAGAGGGTCCATGTTCGCAATCGAATCCCGCGCATTCCAGCCGCCCACGGGAGCAGGAACAGACGCAACCCTGGCTGCGGTTCCCTGAACCAGATTACGGGCCATCAGTTCGCTCCGTAGCCCGAATCCGGGATGTTGTCGTAGCCGATCAAGACACTACCCGGACGCGGCGCGAAACTCAGGTTCGCAGAGGACATATCCAGCGCCATCGCTGCCTCGAGTTCGTAAGCGAAATTCCTAAACATCGCAGTCGTGTCAAAGCCTTTCGCCTCAAAATACTTCAGCTTCGTCATAAGAACCATGAGGCGCGAAGGATAAATACAGGTGTCCGTGTCCACCGTGAAGCTCGTTTTCACCGCACCCGCTGCGCTTAACGCCCAGCCGTTCGACCTGTATTCAAAGCCCAGACATTCGGCATTGGAGAAACCGGGCCAGATTTGGAAATACGCGCCGAGCAAGCGCCAGCGAATCCTTGGGCCTGTAGAGATGTAGCCAGAAAGCAGCCATTCCCATTGCTGGGCGCTTTCGGGGCCGAGCATCTCCCAATGCTTGGATTTGTCCCACATCGTGCGCGGGACAAGGCTTTCGTAATCGCTTGGAAAGTCGTACCTCATCTTCTGGAAATACGCCGTAGCAGCCGTCCCAGCGGCAGCGAAGTCTTGATTGACCGTTACCTGCGTTGCAGAATCAACAGAGGCTATAAACGTGTTCTGGTTGATGCCCGTCCCGATGACTTGATAAGTCGTGTCCAGCCCTACGGTGCTTGGGATGCCGGTAATCGTGCGGGCTGCGGTCGTCCACGTTCCTGTTGTTGTCAGGTACTCGGTGTAAAAGATTTTCTGCTTTGTAAGTTCGCGCCAATCAGCTTTACGCAGCAATTCATAACCGCAAGCGTTCATAAGCGCGAGGATCTGCACAACGTCCTGGTTGGTATTACCGGCGACAGAGGCGGGAGTCGAGACCCCGAGTTCGTTCGTTACCTGTTGCACCAACTGGAGCATCGTGCTCGACATAGTTAAACCTCTTTTTTAGGTCGTCCCGGCTTGCGTTTTTCTGCCAGCAGTTCTGCCATCTGTTCTTTGAGTTCTTCCAGTTCTGTGCGAGTTTTCGCCAGTTCTGAAGAACTCTCGCTCTGGTTTTTGTTCAGCAAATACGCCCGCGCTTTATCCCGCAAACCAGTAGCGCCCATGCCGACACGCTGAAGCTGACCATCCGAGGCCGTGGCGACTTGTTCAACAGTCTGGAATTTCAGGATTTGCAGTTCTGCCATCTGGTAATCGGTAAACTCTACCGGCTGATCCTTGCACCATTCCTGCAACGGAGTGCCAATCGCTTGCGGCGCACCTTGCATCTGGAAATGCAGCCATTGACGCGGGAACCGCGCTTTGTGGTCATCCCTGACGGGCTGGTCTACAACGTTCGTTTTGTCACCGGGGACGATGATCCGCACAAAAGGACGATCCTTGTAAGGCTCTTTGTCGTAGGTGTAGAACTCAACGTGCAAGTGCTGGTCTCCGTTACCGATATCACTATCAAGCATTTTGATCTCCTGTGGGGAAATTAAGCACCAGCAATCGAAACCCAAGTGGTTGCGGAAGTGGCGACAAACAGAACGCGAGTCGTTGCTGTAACCGAAAGGCTGGCGGCAGCAGCGTTAATGGTTGAACCGGTCGCCGGATAAACAGTCAAGGTTTGTGCGCCGCCGTTGTAAACCACAACCATCGCGCCCGCTTCAGTCGGTGGCAGTTTAACGCCGGTCGATGCAGCAGCAGTACCGATTGAGTTGTAGCAAGCCGACAGTTGCAACGAGTCAGCAGCGGTTGAGCCGGTTGCCGTGAGGCCCGTTGCGCCATCACCGCAGATGCTGGTAGTTGACAACGGGGAGTTGCCGGACGAGAGAACACGCGAAGGGATAGCCATTTTTTAGATCCTTTGTGTTAGTGGAATAGACATGGCTTTCGCCATTGCATAGAGCAAACCTGAACCACAGACTTCGATTACCACATCTTCCTGCGCGAATTCTCGCGCAATGTTCTGGAAGTCCTTCACTTGCTGGCACATCCACGGAGCAGCTTGGTATTTCTGTTCGTGGATCGAAGCCGTGATGATTGTTTCGCCATCGTTCGACTCTTGCTTGTAAACGTGGTGCTGCTCTTCTGAGTAGCTAGAGTCCATGCCGAACAGGTAGATGCGCTTATAGCCTTTCAGCTTTGCAAGAACCATTGCCAGCATCCCGACAGTTGTTAAACCGCCCATAAGATGCACAGGACGCTCTTTCTCGTCCTCAAGGTACTCGTAGACTCCTTCAGTCTGAACGTGTACCAGATCGACGTTAAAGTCCTTCAGAGCGTCGAATATGCAGGGATCACATTGGCTGGCAATGTAGAACTGCGTCTGCGGCTTTGGATTCTTCACAAACCGCACGTTTTCCGGTCGTGCATCCAGCATCACATGACCGTCTGGGACAATTCCTTTTTCCAGCAGCCAATCGTATGAACCGTTGACGCTCCAGACTTGAGCGCCGTTCTCAAAACGCGCCGCCAGTTGTGGGAACGATTCGCTAAGACTCGGCCCACCACCGACGATGCAAATGCTTTCCTCGTTCGACTTCTCATCAAAATCGAACCAAGAAAGCTGCCTTTTACAAGACAGCTTTACGTTCCCCAGCATTACGCTGGGGGCCGTATTTCCAACAACGTCTAAAACTGCTTCGACCATATTAAGTGATCTGGCCTTGCAGATGCGGACGGTTCAGCGTCACCGTGACCGTTGAAACAGTCGCAGCAATCGTTGCAAGGTTTGCCGAACGCGCTCCAAGAACCTGGAGACCCGCAGAAGCAAGAACCTTGACGCGACCAGCAGTAGCAGACAGGAACAGCGTCACCTGCGGAGTCACCGCAACTGCCGTCTTCTTGACCACCGCGTTGCCTTCGATCTGATACCAGCCGAACGTGCCAGCGAGGTTAGCAGACATTGCAACAGCGACCGGACAGGCTTGGTTTCCCGTGTTCGGGACCAGAACCGTCTGATAGGTCGTTGCGTTGTACGACACGAGCGAACCGACAACCGTTGAAGCCACCCCAACGAGCAGGATGAATTCGCCTTCGCCGTAAGTAGGATCGTCAGCGCGCACGATCTTTCCGAGGACGTTGGGCGGGGACGGGATAACTGTAGCCGAGCCGGACGAAACGCCGCCCGGAGAGGTCACACCCGTGTCGATGTTGGCGATCTGAAGCAGACCGGCTTGGTTTTCAATGATAGTAAAAGCCATTTTGCTTCTCCTTTAAGCGATCAAAACGCCGCAAAATTGCGGGCCGGAGGACGTAAGATTGCCCGCCCATCCGATCAATTTCACAATCATTCTGTTACTTTCAGCCTTTCGGCTTACTGACCATCTTTCGATGGCGGGGAAACCGCTTCGGATCTCCCTCACCGACTTCAATAAAGTTATATCGGTGCTCAGACTATCGCTTCCGCTTTCGCGGCCCTCTCACTTAGTCGTTCACGCTGCTTTCGCTTGCGCCCTGTCGCCCGCTTCCGGGCTTCCAAGTCAATCAGAGAAGGTTTATAGACACCATTTTAATGAAACGTTGGTTTAGCGTCTTGGTTAACGGCTTGCCGTTCGCCGCCAATCGGTACGAAATTCCTGTCCACATGAGGCCGGAACATCATGTATTTCGTATTCAGGAACCACATATGCGAAGCAGTTGCAGCCGAACCGATACCGCCGTCCAGCACCACATCCGAGGCCATGCCCGCGCCGTAGTATTTCAGCGAAGCAAAACCAGCACCAGCAGACGAGTTGCCCGAGTCAGAGATGCGCTGAATCGACTGAAGCGATTGCAGATACAGACGGTAATAAATGTTATCCGCCACGATCAGATCGGGTTTGTCGGTTCCGCGAATCAACTGCACAGCCAACGAATCCATGTACTGCTGGATGTTGGAGGCTGAAGTAGCCGAACCACCGTTCGTCACGCCCGAATAAGCAACCGACTGCCAGAACGAGTAAGTGGCGCGGTTAATGCCGCCATACGTCCCAGAGGTCGGAGCATCCGGCACAGCCGCGCCGAGGCCCGTGATGTTTTTGCCGCTGTTGCCGGTTCCGTCCAGATAGATATCCGAACCGATACGGTTAGCAAGCTGCGCTTCAGCCACGTTCATGCGACCGTCGAGCAAATCAATTATTGCTTCCTTGCCCGAGTTTTGAATCATCTCCAGGCCGCTGATAGAGACTGCCGCAGCGTACTGGGTGATGCCGAACTGTGCCGCACTACCAAATGTTCACAAGGATTCGTTACTTCCTTGCCGCCCTTTCGGACTGCTGCATATTTCTATGCAGAGCAGACTATCTCACAACCCTTTCGGGTTCTTTGCACTTCGAGCCACTTGGCTCTACGGGTAGTCACACCCTAGTCGTTACACCTTCCCATTTCTGGGCTTGGCTCGGTATTGCCTTCAACTTAATGGTCAGGGTTTCACCGAATTCACAAAGTTCATTCAATGCAGATTTCTCTGCAAGGCCACTAGTGTGTCAATGGGACTATTTTGTGAGACGTTCAGCACTTCGTAACCCGAGTAAGAGTTCGTGTTATTCGTCGTGCTGTCGTTGTACATAATCTCTTGCAGGATGACGTTACCGCCGGAGAACGTTTTCACGTTTCCGCGTTCCTTCAGCCTACGCAAGAGCGCGTTGTTGTTCGTTACGTTGTCTGCAAGCTCACCCGAGCGACTTTGAATGTTGGTCGCAATGATGTCACTTACAGAACTATTGGCAAATGCCATGTTTTAGCTCCTTGAAAGTGGTTAGAGTCGTTCGCTGAGGTTTTCAAACTGCTCTGCCAGCAACGCCCGACGATCTTGCGCTTTGGATTGAGTAGCCGCTCCGGGTGTGGAGCCTCTGACGCTCACCGCTGCCGCCCTTGCTGCTTTCGCAACCCTATCGGCTCCGGCTCTCTTTGTTTGTTCAGCTTGGGCTTGTTTGCCCGCGTGAACGGTCTCGAAAAGTCCCGGATCTAGGCGCACCGCTTTGTCGTAAGCATCTTGCAAATCGGTCGCAACGCCGCTCTGTAGGAGCTGGATCATCACAGGCCGTGCTTCTTCAAAATGCTCTGCCTTCTGCGAGAAATTGTTTATCTCTCCGAGAAGGGCTTGATTCTGTAGCTGTTCTTGCTGCTGTTTCCAGCCCATCACCTCGCCGCGAACCGAATTTAGCTCGTTTTGCAAGGCATAAAAATTTGGATCTACGGCAGTCTGTTGTTGCAAACCACCGACATCAGATAAATTTACTCCGTAACTTTGTGCAAGTCTAGCAAAATATTGGTGCTTTTCAGCGGGTTGCGAGTTTCTTAGAATGTGGTCTGCTTCCATGAGGGCTTTTACAGCCTTCGGAGCATCAATCCCCAGGCCCGTGATCGTGGGCATATACGGCGCAATGACCTCTTGCATCTGATCCGCGAACTGGGCTTTAGACCTAAGAGGCTCAATCCCCGCCTTCATCTGTTCTTCGCGCTGATGGGCGTATTCCTTCAGCCTATCGTCGGCGGTCTGCCAAACCTCGTGATAGTCCTTTTTCCAGCTTGCCGGGGGGCGCTTCCAGACGGGTTCCTCTGTAACCTCTGCTTCTGGAATCGTTTTAACGGGAGTTTCGGCTTTGGCGTACTTGCCAGCATCGTCCCTGGCGGGTTCAGCGGGATTTGCTTCGATTTCGTCGAATTGCTGGGCAAGCATCTCGCGGCGGGCATCGCCGTTTTCAACTGGGACAATCTCATTGAGGTCAGACATTTTTGCTCCCTGTGGGGGTCATTTGCGGGTGAAACGAATATCATCCCTGAGCCTGGACAAAACTTTGTTGGCTTGGGAATGGGTCATATTGGCAAGTTGAGACTGCAAAACCTCGCGCCGGGTGTCTTTTACGATCACGGGCTTGGATTCCATACTCTCGTTGCCGACTTCAAAACAATTGTGCCTTTTCAAGTGCTCCCGGTGCTGGGAGCGGCTGGTAATCATTGAACCGTCAGCCATCGACTGATAGGGCTGAATATCTGGCTGGATCATCACGCCTTCAGCCGGGGTTCGCTCGACTTGATCTATCGGAACCCACTCACCGTTAATCGAAACGTATTTCATAGCAGCATCATCACTTCTTCGTCGTCCAGTTCGATGTGTAGGTTCCAGATCCGCTCAACCCGATCCAAGTCGTCGAGCATCTTGTCGTAATCAATGGCTGGCAAAGTCGATGCGCGTTTCTCTGTGTACGGTGCTGCGATCTCTGTCGCAACGTCTGGTCTGCCCTCGACAATTCGCTCAAACGCATAAATAATCTCGTCTTTTCGCCGTTTTTTGTCTTGTATTTCTTTTGCAAACTTCTTTTGAAGGTAATCGCCATCGTGGGTATCCAGCACAACAATCGGGGTAACGTAATCCCAAGTTGCGCTGTCCCAAGTCCCGACATCCCATTCGCCATTCATTATTGAACGACTTCGACCCCGATTGCTCTACCGTCCGGGCCGCGAATGATGCGTTTCTTTGCAGTTAGCGCCGTCATGATGTTGCCCATCCTGTCATTTGAGTCGTTCTGCGTCTGTGCGAGTGCTTCTTGCATTGCGCTCACTTGCGAGAGTCCGTTTCCAAGTTCTTGAGCCATCCGAGCGGCGCTGGCTGTGATTGCGTCCACAAGAGGCGGGTCGCCGCCAGGGTTTGCGCCAATCCTTGCCACAGTTACCTTGGTTGCTGCCTCTAGTTCTGCCTTCCAGCGGTTGAACTCGTCCTCTTGCGCGGCTTGCTGCGCTTTCATAGCCATTTCATGCTGCATCTTCTGTTCTTCGATCTGCGCTTGCATCTGCGCGAGTTGCATATCTGCTTGGATCTTCGCTTGGTGCATCTGCGTGTCGATCTGAGCCTTTACCTGAGCGGCTTGCGAGTCTGCCTGCATCCGCATCTGTTCGCCTTGCGCCGAGGCTTGCATCTTCGCTTGCTCAAGCTGCTGCGCGGCTTGGATCTTTATCATCTCTGGGTCTTGCGGCGCGGGTTTCGGGTTCATCGCCGCTTGCTTTTGCGCTTGCTTCATCTTTTCCAGAGCTTGGTCTATTGCGCCTTCAATTGGCGCGGCCTGCTTGAATGCTCCGACTCCAAACTTCAACAATTCGACCAACATTGGAACCAACTCTGGCGATTGCTGGCCCACGGGCAACGCTTCGCGCATGAAACCGCCGAACGCAGTCAGGAATTCGACGCGATCTTTTTTGTTCTGCTGTTCGTCAAGTTGCACAAGGCTGTCCGAATCCACCTCAATCCTGAAGTTTCGCAACGGGCTTTCTTGCAGCAGCATGAGTGCTTGCGGGACGAGGGCTTGATCTTCTTCGCTCATCTGCTCAGCCGCGGCGTACTCTAAAATTGTCTTAGCCTGAAACTTTGTGCAGATAATCTGCGCTTTTAGACGGATCAAACCGCTGGCGAACAGCGCGACTTCTTCCTGCATCGAACGCAAACGCAGTCCAGCGTATTGGCCTTTGATC